CTTACATCTATTGAAATCATTATCAACTACAGATGCAATTGAAACATCCATTTCATCATAAAATGAAGCATATTCAGAAACGTGTTTTCCTCCATCAAGGTGAAGATTATTAAACCTACCCTGTACTGTCATTACCTTTATCTGATGTTTCCAAACCTTCTTGCCTACATCAGTTACACTATCAACACCAAATAAATTAAACACAACATTCTTCCTTAAAAAACTATTAGTATTAATCCTTCTTATTGGAGTTTGTAGTGGATCCAAATCTTTATAATGAGTTGTACTACCGGCATAACCAATAACAACTTTGTCTTTATTTCTAGATTTACCCTTAACCTCACTCCATTGTAATTCATCATCGTAATCAATAGCGTTTCTAGCAATTATTGTAGGAGTATTTGGAACGAGACTTTCTATTTTAGATTTAAGATACTCTGTTGATGTCCAAATGTAATCAGCCATTGCGAGGTTAGCCACAATACTACCCTTCCATGTATCATAGTCCACATCATCCCTCCAAACAATTGGATGGTAATCGGGAAGAACCCAATAGTCATCTATGTCCATGATTATTTTAATTCCCTTATCTTTAAACTTATCTATAATTTCTAAGTCATGATAATTATAACCCAATCCCCTGTTAAAGACTAGGTAGTCATATTTGGACGAATCAATATTAGATTCATGATATGTATTTATCATATCAACTGAATGCCCTCTTTCTTTTAGCTTTTCAAATGGCTTTACCAATCTATGGTAGCTAACACCACTTGATTGAGATTTAACTATTACTAAGAATCGCATAAGATACTAATATAATAAGTGATGAAACTGTTATAAGAAATGATGCTAGAACAAGAAATGCTCTAAACATATTATGAAGTTCTGTTTTACCGAACCTCAAAAGAAATTTTTAAATGAATACTGAGACATTAATGATTTCTTCATTATAAATGCCTTTTTGGGTTCCTTGTCCCCCTTTGGTTGCACTTCAATCCAATTGCTAGATGAAAGTATTATTAGTTGTTTTAGCTTCTCTAACTCAATCCAATAAAACCTATGTCCATCATAAAAAACCCACCAATCAGCCTTACTAGAAAGCAATCCGGATGGTTTCCCGCTCATGTATAATTCAATGAAGAAGTTTCCTGTATCGTTACTTCTAACATCGTATTTAACCTCAACGCTTTTGCTTATTTCGGGAATCCAAATATCGTAGTCAGAAAACTTTTTAGGAATCCGCACCGCACATTCATATTTTGTCCTAATGTATTCTAATACTACTTGTTCACCCTCATGTCCAAACTCTAAATCTTGACTAAACGTATCTTGTGAATCCTTCATTTGCTATATATTTTTTTAATAATTTATACGGGAACATATCACCGCATTCGTTTATCACGTTTTCTATATTATACTCTGAACACCAATCCCTACAAAGCCAAGCTATAGCATCAAGCTGAGAGGCTAGGAGCCAATCAGTAGTTGATACAACATTTCTCAAACTATCTACCTTATCCGAATCATACTTATGCTTCACAAGCACCTTAATAATTAAATGACTATCATCATCCTCGGATATCATCTTATCATTTAGTCCAAACTCAATCATACCATTTAGATGAATATATGCGTGAGCAATTTTAGTCTGAGCATAACTTTCACTATCAGCCTTTATCTTAATGCCATCAGTAAATACTCTTGGAATGTGTTTGCAATCAAATTTAACTGATGTAAGTTTTGGCTTGTAAATTGGAAGTTTAATCATTTCTTAAAATCTCATCTATTTGATCCTCAATAAAAGTATAAGATAACTGATCATTGTAGTTAATCAAGCAATTAATTAGAATAATCATTGCTTCTTTTTTATCCATCCCCATCAAAACCTTAACTTGAGAATCATTTTCATAGAATGATAACATTTCCTCTAACATTTCAACATTTATTTCAAATGGATTTTTCATACTTGGTTAGTTTAGATTTTACTTTAGTCCAATATTTAATTGTAGATTTCTTTTTATAACCGTAGGTACCACCATTCCAATTCCTTGCAATAATTTCCGAATCAGAATCATTATGATGAAATTCCTTCCATATGTAATACATCTCTATTGATTTGGTGGCACTCCACCTATCCGAATACACATAACGTACTTTACTGCGTTGTTTTTTGAGTATTCTATTTATCTCATCTACCATAACCTCACGAATTTGGAGTAACCCGATACTAGGGGTTTTCATATGCTTATCTCCTACTGCTAAAGAATCTCCATTGGATTCAACAAGTATTATGCTCTGTAGTAATGTATCAATTGATACATCTTGATAGTCTATAGAGTAATAAGTTTCGTAGGGAATGTTCTCTATTGTTGCGTTTGGTGCTACTATAGCACTAAATAACGCTATTATTGATAATATTGTTTTCATGTTAAAATAGTTCTTCTTTGAATTTACTATTCTTCATTGCTTCGTCAAAGATATCGATTCCATCTAAGAAATACCTATTCTTGCTCAGATTGTACTGCAACCTAAGATATCCCTTCTTAAAGACATCAAAATCTTTTACCTTTTGTGTTTTAACAATAACGGTTTTATCTTCTTCATCAGTTTTCTGATAAGGGCGCCAAACAGAACTAACTGTATCGGATCCATCAGCTATATTACCACCCCCTTTTTGCTTATACATATCGGGTTCGGGATAATTACCGGTTTCATCAATTGTCGGAGTTGTTTGATGATATACTATATGATGACTAACATTAAAACTCTTAGAAAATACCTCCTGTCTCTTGATGAATGATGTTAAATACTGTAAATCATTTACTCCATTAGGTTTACTAACCTTTAAAAATGGATCAATAACTGTAATATTAACCTTATGTAGCTTAATTAGATTCTTGAATTGAGCCTCAATGCTTTCAATATCATGGTTTGAAGGGTAAACGTAAAACAATCTGTCATTAAATTGCTCTATCATTTTCTCACATTTTAGTCTAGTCGAATATTTCGGATCACAACCCAACATTGTTTTTACCCAATCCTTAACAAATTTGTTCCGAGGATAGTTTTCGGGAGAAAATACGGCAACCTTGGCTTCCGGATCTCGTAACAGTTTTATAAGTATCATGAAATACAACCAAGATGATTTACCCTCGTTGGAATACCCTGTCCATGAATGCACCCAACCCTTCTTCCATTTAAATATTCTATCATATTTATCAACAAAAGTTGTCTGAGCATTATTACCCTTGTTTATCCAATCCCAAAAATCAGCCTTATCATCATTAACTCCATCTGACTCTGCTAATGAATTACTTTCGACATATTCTACAATGTTTTTCTTCATTGTTCTAATATGCATTACAACATCCTTCTTTACTTCTTTGGATATGTTTGTCTTAATCACCACCAAATCATGGAGATGATCAATGTTTTCTAAGAACGAATCAATCATTTGCTGCGATGGTTACTTTCCTATACTCACTAAGTACTGCTTTTTTATACAATGACTTGTAATTGCAATAATGAGAGGGTAAATGAACGTTTGTTAATTTCATCCAATCCCTTCTTATCATGTGATAAGTCTCCTCAATTCCATCAAACTCACTCCTCTTATTTAGAAGTAATTCCATGAATACTATTATCTGCATTCTAGCAGCTTTTTTATTTATTTGGTGTGATATTTTAGTCATATATGTATTTTTTTACCTTCTCTAAATCCTTCTTGTCCGTAATCTTAATGCTTTCTTCCGAATTAACAAAGATTTGTTTACAATTCGTTATTTTATTAATTGCAAATATTTCGTTACCCTTCAAAACCAAGTTTACGAATTTGTCCTCTTTAAAATGTTTAAAGTAATGGTGAATTAGTTTAAGTGTCATGTGTTTTCTTTTTATGGCAAACCTTACATAAGACTTGCAATCCTTCTTTCTCCACGAACAATCGTTCGCAGAATAATGATAAATCTTTAAATGATTTTAATGTACCACAGGGAACGATATGATCAATGTCAACTTCTTTTCTAAGGAACCAATCTTTACAATCAGCACATTGATATTCCCATTTTGCCCTACTCTTTTCAGTAATGGCTCTCCTGTTATCTTTAGCCACTTCATTGTGTGGCTTCCATCCCCTCATATAACGCATTCTAAGCAATGATCTAATCCAACCAAAGAATGCTGCCTCAGTCATTGAGTTATTGTTCCTAGTCTTCTTAGAACGCTTCACTTAATGACTCTAAAGAACAACTCTATTGATATATTCCTGTAGAATGAATCGTAATGGATTGATAATAATGATTTGTAATTTATTTTGATAAAATCAAAGCCGTAGCAATCTTTATCTTTTATGTATGTTGTCAATAAATCTATTGTCATGGTTTTTTAAATTTTATGTTAATTCCGTATTGTCTCAATTCCTTAATCATATGATTTTTACCTATCATAGAACGCATAGCGTGTCCAATGGTTATTGATGGACTTACTGAACTTGTGTAATATCCATTCCTGTTATTCATACCATTATACCCTTCACCACCATCACATCCCACTAACCTTATCTCCTTAACACCTAAGTAAACAAATACACCTATTGCCCTACAAACAGTATCACCACAAGTAATAACAGTATTATCTATAGGTTTATGCATTAAGGATGTGTCGGGAATAATCTTATGCCCTGTGTCACCTAAACTATCATATATGTAAGCACTTGATTCATCTACCTCATTTAATCCTTTAGACTTAATGGTAGAATCATACCTACTAACGAATAAATCTAAATGACTGTGGTTACTCTGAATGTCTTTTATATGTGTTCTATGAGAAACAACTATAGCATCCAAATGACTATCAAACTTATAAGCCATATTTACGCCAACAGTAAACTTCCTATCCCAATGATTTTTAGGATAATAATCTAATGAGGCACCACTACCAAATATATATACTACTTTAGGTAGCTTACGCTTATAGTCTGATAATAACATTATACTCTTTCTACTAACTCGTATCCAATAGACTTCTCGCCACTCTTAATCTTATTAATGGCTATATCCATTTTGCGTCTTCCTCTGTTGATTGACTCTTCAGACAATCCAAAGACTTGACACGTGTACGGATATGTCTTTTCGATAGCAATAAAATAAAAATCAGCGGGATTAATCCCAAGAACATCCGCATAAAAAACCGCTTGTAAATCATATCCATATTTTATAATATCAAATTTAAATGTACTACAATCTCCTGTTGTTTTAAAATCAACAACGTGTAGTATTTCCCCGTTATGGCTATAATGCTTGTCGGGACGGATCCGAAAATCTAAACCGTCTCTCTTAGCATAAAAGCTATGCTCTGAATGAGCATCATAATTATCCTCTAAACTCCTGTAAAATTCATTTGAGTTTAGGTTATCATACATTTTATTTAGTCTAACAGAATCACCCTTTGTTAAAGCATTTGGGTTATCCTTTATAAACTCTTTGTATAATTTAGTTCGTTTATTGGAACAATCATCCGGAATAACAGAATACATCTTATTGAACTCTTTTGTCCCTAATTCACATATATCGTGAAATTGTGTCCCAAACGTTAAAGCATCATTTGGCTCTAATGGTATTTTTGCCCTAGTTACCGAATGCTTATATACACCCTTCAGAAAGGACGAAGAAATAATCTCCGTCCCAACTGAATGATATAGGTTATTAGATAGGTTAGGCAGTTGCTTTACTATCTCAAACATTAAAATGGGGGGTTATTGTCATTGACAAACTTTTTGCCGTTCCCGACATAAACAACCGTCTCACCTTTCTTCTTATTCCCATGAGAAATAGAAATTGCTTTCCAATTCTCATTATCATCAGTATGATCAACGTCATCGTTAACCCAAATTGCAACATCAAGGTTCTTACCCTTCCATGCTTTATCCTTTAAGGCTTCTAAAGCCTCTAGGTTTAATTTTACTAAATATAAATCAGCCATAATTATAGAACTATTTTGTTTTTATTTAAAATATTTAATTGAACTTCATCTAAGGTATATTTCCTTAAATACTCTTTTACCTCTTTTGGTTTAGACTTATAGGCATTTACTGCATTCATAAATAAATCTTGAGATAATTTACTGCCTTTTTTTACAATTTTCGCAGAAGTGCCATCATCATCCTCCTCAGACTGTAAGCCGAGAAGACTACTCAACGTGTATCTACGCAAATATGTTACGGCTCCTCCTAACTTCTGTATATCAGCTAATTCGGGTAATTTCATACCCGCAACAACATACTCACCACTATCAACACAAACTATTCTAGTGTAAACCAATGATTCCTCAATGGGTTGTAATAGCAGTAGCCTATGCTTTTGGAATAGGGGTTGTAATTGCTTTATTAATGAATTAATATCAAAATATTTACTCTTATAAAAAGGATTCTTAGCATCCTTGCTAATGGCACCTATTTCATTCTGAAGAGCAAATAACTTTTCATTTATTGATTTGTTCATTCTTTCTTGTTTAGTGAAACATTTATTTAACTGTACAATGCTAAATAAAGATTTCTACAAATCCAAAAAAAAATTAAGTTAAAGTTTCTGTTTGAGTAATATTGTTATCTCCAATCCACTTTATTGTTTTGGTTAATGAAGATTGCCAATCTGCTCCCGTGTTATCCATTAAATCATCACCACTAAAACTTGTCCTAGCCATTTTTAAATCCATTACAACATTCATTGGGAAAAATTTTCCTTGACTACCGTTTAGTGTTTCAACGGTACCATTAACTATTGGCATTAATTTATCACCATATTTGTAATTACCGTAATGTGTTCCATCTAATCTTCGTACAGACGTTCTATATAACTCCATGTAACAAGCACAAAGTAAATGTTGTATTGTTGCATTCTCAACTCCTTGCCCTACACTAGTACCCCTAGTATCACGGAAAGTATCCCAACTCTTTTTTGCGGTAGAACCACTTTCTGATGTAAATGTTATATATCTTTTAGAACCCGTATTAAACAAACCCGAACCTATTTGTACTTCTTTTTTTAATTTACTACTAAAATTACCCGATTGGGTTATTATGTATTCTTGTTTTTTAGGAACAAAAGAACTACTACTAACAAGGGGTAATAATTTAATATCTGTATAACTAACATCATATGTATCTGTGTATGGAGATGCTATTTCACTTTCATTAGCAGCAATAACTTTGGCACCTCCAAAAATATTCATACTTACATTTAAATCACTTATGGTATTCTGCCAATTTTCTGTCCCCGTTATACTATAATTAGTCCAATCGTTAATTTTATTGGTTTGTATATAAGTAGCGAACCAATCACTATCAACGCAATCAAAAGTTTTTCTAAAAGTACTAGCTATTGTATCATTACTATTAGTTCTAGGTTTTGTTGTACCGTAATTACCTCCATTTTTATAAACTTGTGGAGCAACAAAGGGAAATCTATTTTTTACACCATATTCAAAATTATTTGTAGTTGCGCCAAAAATACCCAAAGGTGTAGACATACTAACCCAAGAATCTTCAAATGCCGGATCAGTAATATCCGGTGTAGTGTTTCCTCTTATAAACCATTCAAATCTATTAGCAAATAAACTACCCGAATTTAATATAAATTCAACCTCATAATCAGCTTCAGCCAATTCAAAATTACCTGTCTGAGATGTATATCCGGGTGAATAAGGATATAATCCTTGTCTTGCTCCTCCTTCCCAACCACCACCAAAAACGTATTCGTCTGTATGATATTGATTAGGATAACTTGGATAAGAACTATATGTTATAGTACCACTTGTCCACCAAGGCACTCCATTTTCTTTTATATTTATTGTAAACTGTATAGTACTTGTGCCACTAGCTGTAACTCTAACCGTTAATTGTCCTTGTCTTAATTGTAAATTAGGAACACCAAAAGCCTCTGCATTTATTCTTAAAATGCTTTTATTAATCATAGAAGTTGTATATTCAGATGATCTACCAAAACCCGTCTCACTTAAAACACCATTATCTGTGTAAGATAATTTTGGACTAAACATAACGGAAATAGCCTCACTTGAAATTAAACTTCTACCTAATGGACGAGCCTTGACTTCTGCTCTTACCCCCGTTATTTTTGAACTATCTATTGTACAATCATGAGAAAGGGGATAATATAAGTATGGATCACAATAATCAACAACTAATCCACTAGCACTTAAATCAGCCTCAATAAATGATTTAGATAAATCTCTTGATTCGCCTAATACTTCATTACTTTTCAATACAACTGCTTCTTGAATATTAGATCCGCTTGGTTCCCATTCAGTAAACAAATATGTACCCGATGGATCATCGGCACCCAAATCCCTTACTGAATCAATAGTTGTGCTAGTCACCATGTTGTGATCGAACTCTTGCTCTACAATAATTTCTTTTAATGGGTATTGCATTGTCATTGTAGCATCACCATCAATTTTTAAAAAATCAACATTGTCAGTAACATCACTAACACTACCCGTAGATTGATTTGTTGTTATGTAATTAGTTTCGGTTGTTGAGTCTGATATCCATGTATCTCTTTTAAGTATTGATGGTGTAATTTTTAAAGTAAAATCAGAAATTCTAATAATACACCAATTACCATCTCTTTGATATATTGTTGCACCTAAAGATTTTAAAATCATTTGTAAAACTTCTTCCATATTCATAGAATTAGACTCACCTTTTAAAAATGTTTGATGATGAACTCTTGATCTAACGGGGAAAAATAATGAACTAGTAACACTTTCTGAATTTTGAATATTAATGCAATAAAAAACATTATTTAAAACTCCCGTATTATAGATGCATTTCTCAACAACATCTACTATATTATGGTAACCAAATCTATCATTAAACAAATTAGATGTTGCTTGGAATACTTCCGGATCATCAAAGTAAGGTATATTTTTCAATAAATGTAATCCATCATATGCTCTTAATGATATGGGATAAGGAGGTGATGCAAATGGTTCTGAAAATAATTGTGAACCTATCCAACCTTGCCAAAACAAAACATTATTTTTTTTAAGCGTTACTTTAAATGCATCGTTTTCTGCTGCAAACAACTCAGAAAAATCATCAGATAAACTCTCCTTATAAAAAGAAATATCTAAATAACTTGCCCTAAATGGAGATAAAATGTCATCATCAACTAAATTGTAATTAAGCCGTATAGGACTCCCTGTTCCTTTTAATGTCACCTCTTGATCAAATAAAATAAATTTACTAGCAGTAAACTGTACTCCCAATAACTGAACTTGAGTAAGTCCCGTTGTAGTATTAGTTAATCCTCCGGTTTCACCTACATATGCATTACCTAATGAAATTAATAAATCATCAACATAGCCTTTAATCAACACATTGCCCCCCGAACTTTGAGGTATATCAGCGTATATCACACCTTGAGCGGGCATTGATGTCGGATCATTTGCTTTTGATCTGTATATTACTCCCGCTTCAATATAAACAGGAGTACCCTTATAAAGCAATCCTTGATTTAGATTATAACCACTTACATAAACATTATCAGTTGTGCTTAAATTTTCTGTTTCATATTTTTTAAATATTTCAAGTTTATAATCATTATACTCTCCCGAAATAATGTCATCAAACTCTAATGTGTATTTTTTACCGTATATAGCCATATTTTATCCTCCTATTGATCCTTGGAATCTGTTTGTTCTATTAAGTGCCGTAACTAAATCATTACCGGCTAATCTAAATACTTGTTCTCCTTGTATTGCACCCATCATATCACGAAATCCTCCAACTCCCGAACCGGAATTTGCACCCCCTCCGGCATCTCTTGCGTGAGCGGCGTTCTTTAGGTTCTGTAGCTTACCTTTTCCCGACTTAACTAAACCCGCTCCAACACCAAGCATTACTGCACCAATGGCAGCTCCCGCTATAGGATCCATTGTTAATGTTTTTAATCCAATAGCTGTAAGAATCATACCCTGTCCAATTGCCATCATAGCTTGTCCTAAACCAACTATAATACCGGCAAACGCTGCTTTTGTCTGTTCTGCTTGTTCTTCTTTACTTAATGTAGCATCCGGAGGAGTTAACATTTGATCAAAAACTTGATTTAACGCATTGACAAATGGTTGTAGTAAATCTTGTAATCCAATGGACATTTCTCTTACTTTCTTAAAAGTAACGACTTTCATTACTTCTACTGTTTGAGATGCTCTTTCACTAAATTTTTTACCTATTCTATCCCACATATCATCAACACCCATTAATGCTTCTGATGTTTCATTAGCAAATGCACTTCTAATAACGTGTCCTGTATCTAAATCAAGTGTTTTTTCAAAAAGTTGTTTTCTACCTAAAATTGGATTAATTTGTTTAGTTTCTTTTTGTTGTCCTTCCCTAATTTCTTGTCTTGCTATTTCACCCTCTAATTTTAAAACATTTTCTAGTGCTTGTTGCATAGCAACTAGTCTGAAAAGCTGAGTTCCATACTCCTCGCTAGTTATTGCTCCCGCTATTGCTTGTTTTTCATATATTGGTAAAAGTTCTTTTTGTTTTGATATTAAGAGTTCTAATTCAGATGAATCTTTTCTATTAAATCCTCTAGCTTCATCCTCAAGTTTATGTCTATCTTTAATTTGTTTTTCCTCATCTAATATTAAATCAAGAGCCTCTTTTTTTAATTTATTTAACTCTTCTTGTTGCCTTACTTGTTCTTTAGTTGCTTCATTAATCTTTACTTGTAATTTTTGAACTTCAGTAGAATAATAAATAAATGCTTTTCTGTATTCATCTTCATCTGCTCTTTCTAGATTACCTTCTTCTAAAAGTTTTTTTAATTCAGTTTCTTTCTGAACCATTGAAACAAAAATGGCATACTCTTCTTTAGATAACACTCTATTAGCATCCCTAAATCTAGAATTAATTTCAGCAAGAAAATTAAGTATCTCTTGAGTTTCTTTTATTTTCTCAAGTTCCTCTCTGTATTTTTTAATTTCTGCTGCCTTAATAGCATCACCCGCTAAGAAATCAGATAAATCACCAAGTTTTAATATATTATCAATTATAGTAAACAAACCACTTAATGTTTCCATTCCCTTAATTAAAACAGGAATAACAACATCTCCCATGCTCTGCTCAAATTCAAGAAATTGAGCCTCTAATGCCTTAACTTTACCCGCATATGTGTCCATTGATCTAAAAGCATCCCCCAATATTCCGGCAGATGACATTGAACGCATTATAATAGCTAATCTAGCAGTAGTTTTTATTGTCTCACTCGTATTCTGTACAGTTGTCTTTATACCCATATTGTATAATTCAACTTGTAATGCAGCTTGTTTTAGGTTTATACCAAACTGATCAAGAACTTCGGGAGAACCCGCTAGTGCAGCTAGAAATCTCTTTTGTGCATTTGCATCAGCTATACCAAAGAAAGAAGCCAAATCAACAGACATCTTTTGTAGATCCACCGACATTTGTGATGATGCCTTACTAGCAAATCCTAATCCCGTAAAAAATGCTTGAAAAGAAACCGCTCCCTTTTTCATTTCAGAAGTATTTCTTCTTAAAACTT